CAAATTGATACACAATTGGGTTCATCAGCAGCAACATCAATACCAGAAGCTTACGCAAGTTTATATGTGTTAACAGCGAATACAGGTTCCGCAACATATAATGTTAAAGGTAATATTAAGATTGACGACGGAACAGGGGATATATTTATATATTCATAAAAATTAATTAAAGAGGTTATTATGGGAATAATGGATAAACTTGAAGACAATGGTGTCAGGTTAACAAAAGATGAAACAGAATTTCTTTTGTTCTTAATACAAGAAAGTATGATACCAGGAAAAAAACTACTTGAAGCAGTTAAAGTAGTTGAAAAACTTCAAGATAATTATAAAAAATTAAGTAAATAACTTTATTGGCCTTGTGTGGCAACAAGGAAGTGGGCCGAGTAGGTAACCAACCATAAGGAGATAAATTAAATGCCAAGTTGGAAAAAATTAATAGTTAGTGGTAGTGATGCCGCTATCCCAAGTATCACACATACAGGAGATTTCACTCTTGATGTTTCTGGTGATATCACTCTTGACGCAGACGCTAACGATATTATACTAAAAGATGGTGGAACAGAATTCGGTAGATTCAAAAGAGACTCTTCTGATTTTGTTATGAAATCGGCGACAAGTAATAAAGACATAGTTTTTAGAGGTAATGATGGTGGTGCAACCATAACAGCACTTACATTAGATATGTCAGAAGCAGGAAATGCACAATTCCTATCAAACATATCAGGTTCTCAAATAGAAGCAAGTGGAGATGTAATTGCATTCGGTTCATCAGACGAAAGACTTAAAGACAATATACAACCAATCACAGAACCATTATGGAAAGTAAGTCAAATTGGTGGTTATACATTTGATTGGAACGACAACCAAGATACATACGAAGGACACGACGTGGGTGTTGTCGCTCAAGAAATACATAAAGTATTACCAGAAGTTGTAGCAGAAAGAAGTAATGGATACTTAGGTGTTAAGTATGAAAAGATAGTTCCATTATTGATTGAATCTATAAAAGAATTAGACAAAAAAATCAAACATATCGAAAAGAATTGTGATTGTTTGAATAATTAGTTTGATATTTATTATTAGTAAAAATAGGAGTTATAATGGCAAAAAAATCAAAACAAATTAAATTTACAAAAGAAGAGCTTAGTGGAATTAGAGAAGTTCGTAATAGTTTCAACAACATTACGACAAATTTCGGTAGTCTTGAAGTTCAAAGAATACAAGCTGAACAAAGATTAGCTGCGATTGAACAACAAAAAGTCATAGCAGAAAACGAATATAATCAAGTAATTCAAAAAGAAGTAGAACTTCTTAACAATTTAAATGAAAAATATGGTCAAGGCACATTAGATTTAGAACAAGGTATATTTACACCAGCTGAGTAAAAAAATAATGGTCCAAAACCACATTTTGAGTTTTTAAATTGATATTTATACTTACGATATAACCTAATTAGGAGAAACATAATGGCTGAAAGAATAGTCAGTCCAGGCGTATTTACCAACGAAAAAGACTTATCTTTCTTACCAGAAGCTATTGGTGATATTGGAGCAGCATTAATCGGACCAACAGAAATGGGTCCTGCTTTTGTTCCAACAACCATCAGAAACTTCGGTGAGTTTGAAACAATTTTCGGTAAAGAAACCGGAGACTTTTATGTTCCTTTCACTGCGAAGCAATATCTTCGTAATGCAGGAGCATTAACAATCGTTCGTGTTTTAGGATTGGGTGGATATACAAACGACACAGTTGTACTTATTGCAAGTGGTTCAACTTATGGAGTAAGAGCATTAGCTACATTAAAACCATCAAGAGGAGCAGGAGCTTCACCATTTATTGGTGCACCAACAAGTGCTTCTATTGATAGTAGCGTTAATTCAGCAAGTGCATTTACACTTAAATTAGATACTAATAATGACGGAACTCAAGAGAGTTTTAATTTATCATTTTCTACGAGTTCAGCAAATTACATTACAAATGTATTTAGTGAAAACCCACAAGATAATAGTAAACCCGTGTATGTATATACCAACTTTCAAAATACACAAAATGAAGTAGCAAGTGATGATGTAATTACATTTGCAACAGGTTCAGGTGATGATTCAGAAAACTTTGAATTTGATTACAAAGTAGCATCAACACCAGCAATTCAATCACAATTAGTAAACGGAGCAAGAGTAGACTTATTTAAAGTCAAAACACTATCACACGGAACAAACGTAAACTCTAAATACAGAATTGGTATTTCTGATGTTAAGAGAGCAGCAGATGTAGCCGGTAGTGATTATGGTTCGTTTGCATTACAAGTGATTGTTAATAACCCAGGTCAAAACGACGACGGGACAGTTTTAGAGAACTTCTCAAATTTAAACTTTGATGAAACTTCTACAAACTACTTAGCGAGACAAATTGGTGATAAGTTTATCACTATTGACTCAGCAGGTAAATTAACATCAAATGGTGATTACCCAAACAACTCTAAATACATTAGAGTTTCAGATATAAGTAATCTACCAAATGTTTCAAAAGAATTAGTACCTATGGGATTTGGTGCGGTATCATTACCAAATTCTACAACACTTGGAACACCAAGTGGTAGTGTACACGCAGCAGCATACCCAACTGCTTCTTTTGTAACAGGACAAACTAACAATCGTGGTTCATTTAGTTCAAATGCATACTATGGATTTGACTTTTTAAACAAAGACAACCAATCGTATTTGAAACCACTTCCAACAGGAGTGGGAGCAGGAAGTAATGTAACAATGAGTTTAGAAAATCAATTAGGTAATGCAGACGCATCTACATTAGGTAGCACATATGCAGACGGCACTACATTGATTTCTTTAACAAATTCAGCATTAGGACAAAGAAAGTTCGTAGTTCCTTTCCAAGAAGGATTTGACGGACAAAACCCAGCAACGGATATTAAATCCGGAACTGATATTGTTGGAAACAACACACAAGGATTTGATTTAAGTTCAGCAACAGCAACAGGTTCAATAGCATTTAAACGAGCAATCGATGCAATTTCAAATCCAGATGAATACGATATTAACTTATTAGCACTTCCAGGTGTTATTCACTCAATTCACTCAAGTGTAACTAATCACGCAATTGATAAGATTGAATCAAGAGCAGATGCCTTCTTTATTATGGACGGCTCTCATTATTCAGCTTCTATTCAAACTGCGATAAATGATATTCAAACCTTAGATAGTAATTATGTAGCAACATATTATCCTTGGGTTAAAGTGATTGACGAAGTGAAAAACAAACCTACTTGGGTTCCACCTTCAGTAGTTCTACCAGGTGTATATGCACAAAATGATAGAATTGGACAAGAGTGGTTCGCACCAGCAGGTCTAAATCGTGGTGGTTTAACAGAAGTAACAGAAGCTAAAACAAGACTAACCAACTTGGAAAGAGATGATTTATACGAAAATCGTATTAATCCTATCGCAACTTTCCCAGGTCAAGGTGTAGTAGTGTTTGGTCAGAAAACACTTCAAGGTAAACCAAGTGCATTAGATAGAGTTAATGTTAGAAGATTGTTAATTAATTTGAGAAAATTCATAGCAAGTTCTTCAAGATTCTTAGTGTTTGAACAAAATACAGCAGCTTTAAGAAACAGATTCTTAAATATTGTGAATCCATATATGGAACAAGTTCAAGCAAATGCAGGACTATCAGCGTTTAGGATTGTAATGGATGATTCAAACAACACACCAGATGTTGTAGATAGAAACCAATTAGTTGGTCAAATCTTTATCCAACCAACCAGAACAGCTGAGTTCATTGTCTTAGATTTTGTAGTTCAACCAACAGGCGCAGCCTTTGATGACTAAACTATAAATCAGAGAATAAAGAAAAACCCCCAAGAAATTGGGGGTTTTTTGTTATGATAATGGGAATAAAATTTGAGAGTTTAACCACCTAACTCACAAGGGTTGTTTCTAATCTCGTGAAACACTACATAACCCTTTCGGTTCCAAATTTGTAGTCACCGAAAACCCACGACTCAATAGGTTCTTACGATTACGATATTAACACCTATTTAGGATAAATAGCAAATGTGTCAGCGTATTCAGCCAATGTATTATATTGACTTCTATGATAACCATATTGTGGCTTGCTACCACCACGATATCTAATTCTATAATTACCAGTCATCATCATTTCTCTAATAACTGGATTAAATCTAAATTCCATAGGAATACCTTTGTAAAGAGCTACCTCACCAGGAGTAGTATTGTTGTAATTTTCAACATTTAATCTTGGTTGATTTTGATTAGCTTCATACAATTCCATAGGATTGTGGTTATATTGATAGACATTCATAGTAAATGTCCTATTATTAAAACCAAAATCTCTTGGAACAAAAGTATCTTGGTAATTTCTCGGTTGAATTGTTGTATTTTCAGTCATTTCGTTTTCCTTTATCATTATCATAACACTATAATATACAAATACTATTTGTAAATGTCAAGCTTTTTTTTTAATTATTTTCTTCAAAGAGTTCTTCTTCACAATCATCACAAAGGAAAAAGCCGTCTATTTCAACACCACACTCTTCACATATTATTTCATCAATCATACTATAATATACAATGAATAAATGACAATGTCAAGTAAAAACTTCAAAAAAACTTCTAAAAAGATATGATTAGAACCCTACACTTTTTTTGATTTTGTTATATTTATTACTGAATAGAAATAAATTTATAGGAGAATTCAAGTGGCTTTTGCAGACCCAAATGAAATATTTTTTACACCTTTTGAACCTAAATTAAAAAATAGGTTTATTATGGAAATAGACGGAATACCAGCGTATCTCGTTAAAACAATGGCAAGGCCATCAATCGCCTTCGATACAGTTACTTTGGACCATATTAATACAAAAAGATATGTAAAAGGTAAAGCATCTTGGCAACCAATTGAAGTAACTTTATATGACCCAATCGTTCCAAGTGGAGCACAAGCAGTCAATGAATGGATTAGACTACACCACGAATCAGTAACAGGTGTTGACGGATACTCATCAG